GAGTATATCCGCGCCAGCAAATACTACAGATGTTACCGAGGGGCTCGGGATCTTCTCATCAATCGGAAAGTTCGCTATGGATTACGCGATCCACTTCACCGTTTTCTTCGCTGTTATGGTGATCGTCGTATTAAATGCTCGCGGATCGTGGGCACGCAGTAACCAGCGATCAGATGAAGCAGCTGAAAGCCGCAGAAATGTCAAAGAATCGATTATGGACAATATATGGACTATAATAGCTCTCATGGTAGTGTTCTATATTTTCTCACCGTTTATCAAGAGCTTTATCCAGGGCTAAAGGCGGTTGAAAGATGGATGAATTTCAAAGAGAAGACATGATAAAGAGCGTTTCAGGCACAGTAGAAAAAAACTTCTGCGCTATCAAACGCGAAGATCTGTATAAAAAATATAAAAACACAGATCCCGAAACGTTGAAAAGTGTAATCGAGGCGATGAAAAACAGAGGTCTCTTAAAATACGATCCAAAAACTGACAAATACAGACTGGTGTTATAATGAAAAATTTGTTTGTCCTGCTTGGATTATTTTTCATTGGTTCAATTGATGTTGTTAGCGCAGGACAGACAATTTATTTAGATCCGACAAACGAAGACGGGATCAATGACGCACTAGAAGCCGCTAAAAATGAGCCTGGAACTACTACAATAATACTGAATCCAGGTGTCTATGAGATAAGGGGATCTGTAATTATCTATTCTAATACTGTCTTGAAGGGGAACAATGCTAAACTTTTGATACCTTCCGACTCAAAACAGTGGTTTGTCCCTCCGAATGGGATTATAACAAATAAGAGACCCGTCGAAAACGTCAGGATAGAGAACCTCATAATAGACGGTAACTGTCACAATCTCCCGGCTAAATATGCACACACACCCGGGCATAAACACGACTGTGAGAAACTGATTGTCATAAAGGGGTACAGTAACAAATTTTCAAAAAATATCGTTGTTAAAAACTGTAAATTTGCGAATGCGTTTTCTGATGCTGTTTATATGCGGTTCGTAGAAAATGCAATCATAGAAAATAACCAGATTTCAAACTGCCAGCACTCTTCAGTATATTTATCTAGATGCGTTAATGGATTAATCCAGTATAACGATATCGCAGGAATAACGAGTGACGATGTAAGGGTGGAGAGCTCCAAAAATGTAAAAGTGCTCTACAATAATTTGTATGGATATTTCGGCTCAAAATCGAATGGAGCTTACCAGGGTGGGCACAATTTAGTACAAGTAGGGGACCAGGGGCGTTCTCATGGGTATGGCTCGACCATAGCAAACGATATTCATACTGAAAATATTGAAATTGCATATAACACGTTTTCCGGAAAACATCGGAACACTATTTGGATTGATGCCGCCGGGAAAACTCCCACCACAAACCTGTGGATTCACGATAATGTATTTGTTGATATGCCTGAAATCGAAAGGGACGGATACAGCGCAGAGAATCCTCCATCAATCGAAGAAACGAAGGAGATCTTCACAACTCTGAAAGATCTTCTTAAAAGAGATTACACATTCCGATATCCGAACGTGGAACAGAACTTAAAAGCGTCCGCTACAGTCGTTTATCACAATTACTCAACTGCTCCATACAGCATTCTTACAGTTGATGGTGAAGACTCCATAGAGGTTATCAAGATTTCCTACGATGGGAACTCAGCCAGGCACTTTGTAGACCGTGATATGTGGGTTGGGGAGTTCCAGCGGGTAGGGGACGGTTGGTACATCCAGAAATACTGAACATCCTACGCATTCCAATTTCTAATGGAATACCCCCTGCATACACATAGTTGAGCCCCCACAATTGTTGTATAAACAGTAGTGGGTCGTATCTAAACAGTGCTCTTGCGATAGAATATCCAAAATCAATACTCTTCATCCAAATTAATTCAACTGGAGATTTATCACCAAAAATAAATGGAAGGGTGATACCCGTTGGAATTGTAGTAATTAATGCCTCATTAGAAACACTTAATGCAGGGTTCACATATGGTGGCAAAAGTTGATCGGTAATTTTATTAACACTCAACTTTAGAGTTTGACGTTGAGACTTAATGTAATCCCACATTTGTGTTGACCACATTCTGATTTGCGCTGGTATATCATTTTGTATAAACCATTCAGAACCAACCATTTCGAAACCAGAACTAATTACAATTTTCTCATTTTGTGATACGGTTAAACGAGTCCAATTACTATCCGAAACTACCCATAGCCCATTTCTAAACTGGACGAAATTTTCAGTGACTAAAACAACATCACCTGTTTTAATCATAACATTATCGATTATTCTAGTTCCAAAAATTTCGGCGGTTGGATTTGTTTCCGCAACCTTAGCATATGAAATTTTTACAAATGTGCCGGGTGTGGTTGATGCAAACTGTTCATCCCAATTAGTTGGTTTATCATTAAATCCCAACAGCTTCCATGGATATAAATCAGGACGAGAAGTTGGTACCACCCCAGATACTGTGGAGTGATGTTGTTTTAATAACTCTGACCAGCTAGATTTAGGTGAACTAATTCCAGGAACTATTGCATTTTTATAATTCCATGTGAATGCATTTTTAGCATTGAAGTTGCTATCTGTTGGGTCCAATTTATTTGCGAAAGCCCAGGCTGCTAACTCTTCCTGAAGAAGATCCACGAACGGTAAGTCTTGCCAAGTTTCCAGATTAATAATTGGAGTTTTGAATTCATCAATAGAATCATATAATTTAGATTCTACATGCAGAATGACTTGATTTAGAAGTTCAGCAAAATCAACAGCCATCCAAAAGTTGGTATGCGGCAAAGTTGTTAGGTTCCACTTGTTAGAACCTGAATCAAATTTATAAATTTTATTTGAACCTTGTTCATGCCATACATCGCCATCCGACCATAGTATCGCACCGTCAGAACCTCTAAGTTGCGGTTGTGATGGTGAAGAAATTTCCACACAAAACACCTTAATTTTATTTTGACGGTCTTCCGTATATCTCCAAACTTTACCTTTGAATGGGGTTGGTTCGGTATTTTGGAAATCTGAAATTAAACCGGGATAAACAGCTTTAACCCGCTTTTCAAATAGCAGATCCAGGAATTCATTGTCGTTAATATAAGCAGTGTTCAAATGACCATCATGATGCTGTAAGAACCAAGCAGATAATTCCCCATCAAATATCTTCTTCGGCTGTTGTTTTGACACAAATCCCATTTTAGCCAAACTAATAGGAAAACCAACAACGCCAGAAGATGTATCATTGAAAACAGTTTTTACTTTGGTATCTTCACTAACGATTTTCAGTATAAAGTCGGTAACTTCTGCGGCATCAATCCCATCAGAAATTTTATTAGCACTCTGAATGTATTTCAGAATATTAGTGAAATAAACTTCGGATAAATTGTTTAAAGAGTTTTCATATTCTCTTTTGGCGAAGTCAATCAGTGCAATCGGATCAAAATCTTTTTGCATTAAAAGGGAACTTAGTAATGAGACTGGGGAGTCCCAGCTTTTTATAGAACCACCGAAACCATAATTTTTGGTTGAGTCTATTTGATTAATTAAAATACTTCGAAAATGTCCATACAGCGACCCCTCTCGAAGTTCTGCAGAATTGACATTCAACGGATTATGAGTGAACATTCTTGGATACTTAAGTTCAGCGTCTTCGGAAATGCTACCAACGGCATTTTCTGAAATTATTTGCATAGAACGGGTCTGTTCTTTACCAGAAATCATAACCATGAATACATCACCAATTTTAAATGCAATGTCTCCATTAGAAATAATACCTGTACAAATGAAATTGTCAAACTGCTGACCAACAACCACCTGTTGAATGACTTCATGATACTTGGACGATCTAATTTCAAAAGTATTATTTGAAACGCAAGTAATCGTTAAAATTTGTTGCTGTTGTGCGGCTTTACTGACGATTGATAAAATTCCATTCCCTGGTCCAGAAAAAGTTTGGTTGATTATCGTCGATGAAGTCGCACCTGGGTGCCAAATAGTTTTAATTTCATCATTGTGTTTATAAAACTTCAAAGAATCATCGTGGAAAAGACCGTGATCGAATACAAAGTCTTCACTTGTAGTTTTTTTGACACGTCTCTGTAGCAACAAATCAACATCGGAATCTGGAGATTCGACATAGAAGAAAATTGGCGAAATTAGACCTGATGGTGTCCCATCATATTCGAAAAGGTCAAACAGAGGTAATTGGTTGAACTGGGTTTTTCGTTGGACAAAATTGAAATTATCAACTTGTGAATTTAATTGGATACCATCCCAAAATTCCACAATCGGCCTGCGGGCTTGTTCGACTTTAGATAAATCGTAGCTATGTGGTTCGTCAAATACCGATTTATGAACCCAGAAATTATTTTCTTGCCAATCATTAGTCACTGGAGTAGAAACTCCCTGATCCAACCATTGTGACGAGGTAAATTTAAATACGTGATTTGCGAAAGTTTCACCATTCTCACAGAATACAAAATCCCCATTGTTATTTTTAGAATCTGCGGTCTTACTCCATTGTCCGCGAGAAACTTCAAAAATACCAGTTGATGAACCAACCACCACCAAAACTCTATCACCGTCCCTAAGCTGAACACCATCTACCGTTTGAAATTTTGAAAGAGTTCTAACTGACGAAATACCACCTCGACGAAGATCGCCGCTTGCACCGTTGAAATTTACTGAAAATGTAGAATCAATAAATTTACTCTTGATAGTGAATTTATCGCCAGTGTAGAATGTTTGATAATAGGTGGTGGTTTCTTGAACGAGTTCCCGCGTGAACACTACCGTTAAAAGAACATCAGAACCACTCACAAATTCAAAAGATTGTGTTAATGTTTGCTGATCGAAGTTTACAGGGGGTTCGGATAGAATAAAAGATTGAACGCTGCCATCAACTAATCCAAAAGTGTTTCCTATTGCAGAAATTGTGAATTCTCTGGCTGATGTAAACTCAACCACAAAGTCTAAATCGAAGTATCCGCTACCAGTCAAAGAATTCATTTCTGAAATTACTGCTTTTACGTTCAATTTCTTTTTATCAGAAACTGCAGGTTTTGTAATGGTATAATATTCTGGTGCGCACGTACCATTCCATGACATCGTTGGAGTATTAGTTATCGCATTCGCAACCCAGTAATATTCATAGAAGTTGACGAACTTCTCTAAATTAATTGGTGGTAGATAATTATTCCCCTTAGACATTAACCACTCTGACGGGTCTCTAACTCCCAAATCTTTTAATTTTAAAAAGAAATCATGGGGAGTAAAATAATGACTGGTTGAACCCGTAGAGAATACATATGTGGAAATTAATTGATTAATTTCTCTATCAAGATCCATCTGGGGTAAACGCTGAATTGGGTCAGACACAGTATTTTTACCGACGTAACCGAACATCGGAATACTTTCATCCTTAGTTAAAAATCTATCAAAAAGATTTTCCATTAACGATGTATTAGTCTCATCACGCAAATTTGATGGGATTAAATCAACAAATGACCGATTGTTCGCAAAATAGTCTTTCATCACTATGACCTAAAATACTTATTCGGTATTTAAGTTTTAAAAAGACTTGAAATCCTCACCGCCCTAAAGGACG